TAAAATCTTTTACATATTCAACATTATTTAAATTGTTTATAGCTTCAGTTATCTCTTGATTATTTTGATTAATTTTTTTCTGAATTTGATTCTTCTGATGTTCTCTCATTTCTTTATTGAGAGATTCATAATCACCAGTTAAATTAGCAACAGCAATTCTTTCTTCGCCTAATATATCAACTAATTTATTAGTTTTTTCAACCATTACAGATTTTTCTGCATTTCCATCTTTATATTTAGCATATAAATCAATATATGATTGAATTAAATCTTGAGTCTCTTTAATTTCTTTTCTTTTTGCTTCATGTGCTTCTTCAAAAGCTTTTTGTTCTTCTTGTCTTGCTTTTATTGCAGCTTCTCTCGCTTGTTGTTCTTTATAATAAGCATAAAAAATTGCCCCCGCAGCTGCAACGACTGCTACAGCAATAATACCAGCAGATGCGGCAAAAGCTAAATTAGCTTTAGTTCCTGCACTTTTTGCTATTGTATTCATTTCTGTAGCATAACATTCTCCTGTAATAGCAGCAATAACTTCTGGAGATAATCCAATAATACCTTTTGAAGCTAATGCATTTTTTACTTGCTCTTTAGTATCTTTATTAACTGCAGTAATATGAAGTTCAATTAATCCATTTTCTTCTATTAATTTTAAAATTTTTTCTTTTGAAATTTTTTGGCTAGCCTGTTCTAAAAGTATGTTTTGTAAAGTAGATACTCTTTCAGCATTATTATATGCAATTCTTGCTTCTTGTAAAGTATTTAAACTAAATAATGAAGGTATAATATTTTTAAAAACAGAACCAAGAGATGTAATTCCTTTAGCTAAATTAATTGAAGAAGTCACTGCCATAGGTAAAGTAAAACTTAAATTTGCTAATAATTGAGTAAATTTTTCTGTTTGACTCAAACTTTCATTATCTGCTATATTACCAATATTTTGAATCATACTCACAACAGAAACTAATTGTCCCAACGCTCCAACTGTTTTAGTAATATCAATAACCATTTTAGTAGTATTTAAATTATTTTTAAGAGCGTCTCCTAATTGTTTAGTTGACGCAGTAGCATTTTTTACTTTATCATCTAAATATACAATACTTTGAGCGCTATTTTTTACTTTTTCAATATTTTTTATTATTATTTCTAATGCTTTACTTTCATCCATACCACTTTTTACTAATCTTTCAAAAGTAGCAGTTACTCTTTTTATTCCAAGATCACTTACTCCATTAAGTTGATTTGTAATTTTTTCTATAGTAATCTCATTTTCATCAAAAACAGCACCTAATCCAGTAATAATACTATTTAATCTTTTTGACTCAGCACTCCAAACTTTTGTATCCGTAATATTTTGAATAATTTCTTTATTAATAATACCATATGGATCATTATTCTTCCAATTATCTATCATATCTTGAACTTCAATAGCAAGACTACCCATTTCAACTTTTTGTTTCAAGATATTGTTATATTGCTCTTTTTGCTCTTGTGTCATTATAGAAGCATATTGATACATTTCTTCATAATATACTTTTAATTCTTTTAATTGATCTGCTTGAATTTGTTGTGTAGCAGATCCATTCGCAGAATTAAATAATGCAGAATCTTTATACATAGAAGATAATGTTTGAAAACTAGCTTCCATATTTTTTAAATTATTCTGAGCATTTTGTGCATTTATTATAATAGTTGAGAGGCCTCTTCCAATCTGTTCACTAAATACAGTTAATCCAATAGAACCAATCATAGGAAGAATATTATTTAATCCACCAAGAGCTTCAGTTAAATTAGAAACTATATCTAATATTTCAATACCTTTTTCTATAAAATTACCTATTGTATCAGTGTCAAATAATACACCATATAATTTCTCTGCGGTTGCTTTTAAAACATCCATCTTATTAGCAAGAGATTCCATGGCAGTTTCTTGTTGCTTCTCAAGAATCCCTGCTGCATTTAAAGATGTTTCTAAAGCTTTTCCATACATATCCCAGTTATCAAATAATGCAACTAAATTATTATACTGACGTTTACCAGCCATAGCAACTGCAGCAGCTTGTCTTTGAGCAGAAGTCCAAGTATCCCATTTTTCAGCTACTTCTGCCATAACACTAGACATTTCACGCATATTGCCATTTTGATCTAAAATATTAATACCCATAGTTTGAAGTTGAGTGGTAACTTCACCAAGTTTAACTCCAAATTCATCTACTCCATCAACTTTTAAATCACCTAAACGCGCATAAATAGTCTTTAATGCAGTACCAACTGATTCTGGAGCCTGTCTAGTTACAGACACAATAGTAGCAATCTGGGCATTCAAATCATCAAATGTAACACCCATTGAAGATGCGGCAGATGCTACTTTACTCATAGCAGTTGATAATTCTTGTAAATCAGATGCGGTAGTAGCACCAACCGCAGCCATTTTATCTACATACTCTTCATAAACCTGCATACCTTTTTCTGCTGCTTCATTAGCAACTTTATAACCATTCCAAACCGCAGTTAATTGTTCAGAAACAACACTCATTGTTTGTCCAGTTACGTTAGAAGTTTTTGCAGTAATATCAGTTAATGTTTTAACTGTTTCATCATCCAAACCCTGTTGATAGTAAATCAAAGAACCTTGAGTATAATTTTCTGTTGTTACAGCTAATGCTCTAGCAGCTTCATTTGCTTGCTTAGAAAAACGTTTCATTTCATCGGCACTCTTACCTGTAACAATACGAATATCATTTAAAGCGCTATCTAAATCTTCTACATAATAATAAGCTTTTTGAATAGTACCACTAATATTATTCATAATAGATGACATAATACCCCATTTTACAGTATTAAAAAATGAAGTAGCTAAGCCATCTAAAAATTTATTAACTTGCTTTGTTACAGTATTAAATTGCATTAATTGTCCAGTCATTTTTAAAAAAGCTTGTTGACCAGTAACTCCTGCATATGATAAATCTTTTTGTAAAGTAGCTACAGTATAACCACTTTGTTTTAAATAATTATTAAATTTTTGTATATTTACAGTATTTAAATTGACATCAAAAGCTTGATCTAAAGCAGTATTAAGAGTTCTTGCAGCATCAGTCATTTTTTGAATTTCTTTAGGCTTTAAACCACTTATAAAATCAGCGTCTCCAGCCATCATTTGAATATCTGCAATATCTTTCTTTAAATCTTTAAGGGCATTCATATCACCCTTTTTAAAATCTAAATAAAAATCTATTCGATTTTTCTTCTCAGCCATCTCTAAACCTCCTTTTCTCTCAAATAGAACTAAATAAAAAAGACCTTACTATTAATATATAATAGTAAGGTCTTATCTATTAATCATTGTTGACCATTATTCATTCCTGTTTTATCAGCAATTTGGACAACTTGTTTTAATTTATCAACATCAAAATTATCTACAACTTCTTTAAGTTTTTCTGCGGAAGCCGGTGCAAAGAAACTTAATTGTTCAACCAAAGCTCGTGCAGAATTTCTATAAGTAAGATAATTATTAACCATCTCAAGTAAATATTCTTTTAAAGAGTTATATTCATCTTCAGGAATTGCAGCAACTACCGCATCAATAATTCCATTAGACTCAAGTATATCATATAAAAGCAAAGGCTCGCTTAATTCATTAACTCCAAATTCAATATCTGTATATTTAATAATAAGATATACATGGAAAAATGCATCAAGAGCAAAAGTATTAAGAATAGTACCCTGATCTGCCTGTTGCATAGCATTTTCTAAAATTGAATTTTTATCAATTGCGGGAAGGTATTGTTTTACCGCAACATCTTTCCCATTAATTTTAATTACTTTTAAACTTTTATTTAAAGTTAAACCCATATCTTTAAAATTCATGGATTATTTCCTCCTTTTGTTTCCTTTTTTAAAACTACCTTTATAATAATTATATCAAAAAATTTTTCACTTGTCAAGTCATTTCACTATTAATAATTTCTCCTATTACTTTTGAAACGGCTTTTTTTGTGACTTGATTAAATTTTGAATCTGAAGAATATTTTCCTCTTTCAAAAAACATATTTATAAGTTTATTTTTAATATCGTTTCTCATATTTCTATTTTTAGGATTGAATTCTTTTGATAATACAGAATCTAAAATTGATGTTAAATTAACTATATCATTATATATAGTAGATACATCATACAATCCATTACCATATGCTTTAATAGATCGTTGATTCATTAAATCTAATGCATTATCACCGCCTTTAATTGCTTTTACATTATCAAAATATAAATTTGCTACGAATTCATCCTTTAATTTTGTATAATCATTAAAAATAGCCGTTTTTCTTCCATACTCTCCATATAATTTATTATATGCTATATCAAAAGCTTCAGCAACATGGCCTCTATTAAATTTTAATCTATGCTCGACCCCGTCTTTCATTTTAACAAAATTATTTCTATATTTAAAATATCTTTGATATAATTCATTTTTTTCATCATAAGCCATAGCTTTTTTTATAAAAATACCAGATTCTTTTGCTGTATTCTTCTTATCAAATAAATTTAATTCACTATCAGACGCTAATAAACCGTTCATAATAAAATTATTATACACTTTACTTTTTATAATATTAATATCAATACCTATATTCTTATTTTCTTCATCATTTATAAATTCTCTAATATTATCTACTACAGTTTTAGTAAGAGATAAACCAATCCTTTCAGAATTTATATTCATAAAATATAAAATATTTTCTTCTGTAATATTTACTAATTCACAATCTCCATCTGTATAATCTGCATAAATACCATAATTTATTTTTTCATTAGTCATTTTTTCTCTAAATTTCATAATCAAAAAATAAGCTTCTCCTAATGCAATTTTAACTTCTTTTAACATTTTTGTTTCTTCTATATTGTTTACCATTTGATCTTTTAAAAAAGTAAATTGAGTAAAAGGATCATTATAATGAGTTATTTCTCCTTTTTTATTTTTTATAGTTGCTTTTGTTGTTATTGTTCCTTTTGTTGATATATATAATTTTATATTTTGTTCTATTATTTTTCCAATTTCTTTTAATCTATCATTAAATCCACTCAAATTAGTAAATATTTTACTAGTTTCATTAATAGATAATATTTCAGCACTTCTATCCAATATTTCTTTTATATCTTCATCGCTAAGAACACCTTCTTTATCATGAAGTCCTTTAAATAATATTTTAGAAGTTATTTGAGCCATATTTTCACTTCCTTTCTATATAACAAAAAAGCGGGAAGCGCAACTGCGCCTCCCGCTTTAAAAATCGAAGTATTAAGCTGCGTCTGCAACTGTAATTGTGATAGTTTTTGTTTCAACGTCTTCCGCACCCAAAGTAAAGGTTTCAGGAGTCGTTTTAACATCATCTGCTTTAAGCCAAAGAATAAAGTGTCCTGCAGAAAGACCCCAAGCAGAAGCATCTTCAACATCTTGAGCTGTAAGAAAAGCACCATTATATTTAACTTTAGTAATATCATCCAATCCAGTATCAATATCAAGAGCAATCCAAGGTTTATCACCAAAAGTTGCTTGATCTGGATCAGTAGATGTCCATTCATCAAGGTTAGCAACGCCACCTGTAACTGTTACTGCGATAGTATCATCATTAACTGTTACATTAAGTTTTCCCTGATTATTGCGGAACTCCGTATCGAAAGCCCAGCCAGCAGGAATTGAATCAGTTCCTACTGGTTGACTATTTTTTATATCAATACTAGGGGTTGGAGTTACGCCTACGGAAAAACCGGGGATGCCGGATTTGGATAAGATTCATGAACATGACTTCCGTCAGCCTCTTTTGCATCATTATCGCTACCAAGAATCTGAATCTTGCACATTAATTTCTTTGTACGATCAAATCTGGTATATCCAGGGAATGCATCCATAACAAAGTCGAATGTGGAAGGATCGCCACTTGCCGCCATTGTAAAAGTAAAGTTAGACTGAACTTTAGCCTTAGGAATGATAATTTCTGCAGCCATATCAAGACCAGTATCTTCTCTACGGAACAATGTCTGAGCTTCAATATAGAAGTATCCACCAAAGTTTTCTGGAGCAATATCTACTTCTGTAACTGCATTAGAATTATTCATAGCAAGATAAAAATCTAATTGAACAGTTCCAGGAGTAGCTTCATTAACAGTGAAAGTTGCAGAATGACTAGCATCTACAGTGATATACTCATCTCCACTTTCCTTAGTTCCATCTACAGTTACATTACTATACCACTCAATACCAGCACCAGAACCATCTAATCTAGTTGCATAAGGTTGTAAATCTTCTAATGCACATATGGTAAATCTTGTTACATTATTTAATCCAGTTTCTTCTTGAAGATCTTCAAGAGTAACTACTGCTTGACCAGAAGAGTTTAAAGCCTTATCAATAGTCATATGAACATGAGCTATTTTATCTGTATTGTTTGGCTTAATAAGACCAGCGCCAGTTAATACTGCAAGTCCCATAGGAGACATAAGTGCATCTGTAACTGTGAAGGTCATTTGCTTTTCACCTTCCCAAGCGATCAAACGAGCATAACCTTTACCACCCTGAGCATATACAGTTGTAGTAGACTGCTCCAAAGAAGAAGTTTGTGCTGTATCAATTTTAAATACCGGTTGATATTTCTTAAATGTTCTATCACCGATTCTCTGATTGTCGGCTGCAGCTTTGAAAACTACATCTACAATTTCTCTTACACCGAACTTCATATCTTATTTCCTCCTTAATTTTTTATTTTCAACAATATTGAAAAACATTTTTATATTTTAAAAAATAATACGAAATTATTTTTTAAATCACTGTATTTTGCATCCAATCTTCTACTTCATCTAAATTTTCTGCGCCTGCAATTTTCATCTTTACATACATATCAAAATCTTGATTTAATAAAAATCTCTTAAATTCATCTTTTAATTGATAAATTGTATAATCAGATAATTCATTTTTATCTTTCTTTAAACCAACAGAAAGAATGCTGATATACTTTCCATAAACAGAAACATTCTCAAGATCAAGTTGTTTATTTTCTTGTCTTTTAGCTTCTGCTTTTTTTATTTTTTTTGCAATTGCCGCAGCAAGTGCATCCGCTGGATTAAATCGATCTTTTAATTCTTCCATTAAACAAAATATTTGAGCAATTATATCCTGAAATGCGCTAAAATTTTTAGCATCTATATTGGATGTGTCTTCACCTATTTTTATAAGTATATGAGTTTTTTCTATCTTTATCTGAGCATTTGGAAATAATAAAGATAAAACCATTAAAGCATGAACTTTATGTTCCAAATTTTTTCGATCGCTCATTACTGACATAAATATATCAAAATTATTTTTATTCTCTAAATTAACTTTGTCCTTGTCGTCTAATATTTTATCTTTATCAAACAATAAAAATTGAGAACCTAAATGAAAATTAAATTCTCCTATCATGCTAATCTCTTTTATACTTGGTTGATGAATTGTTAATCTTGCTTCAGGAAAAGGGATATCTATTCCAGTTTGGAGAGATAAAGGATCTACTTTTCTCATTCTGCCTCTATATAATCATCACTACCATGAGTGGCTGTGTACATTAAACAATAGCCAGCAAGATTTTCATCTAAAATGATTTCATTCATTCCCGCAAAGTTAAGAGTTCCAATGCCAGATAATTTATTATTATTTAAAATACCATCTATGTATCCCGCAATTTTTATTGGTCTCATTCTATAGTTACCAAGATCCCAATATTCAGGATGACAAATAATATCAATCTCAATAATGCAATCTCTAAATTGATCATTATGTCTATCAGGAGTAAAATGATCATATGAAATTCTAATATAAGATTTTACTTCTTCATTCTCTCCCATTAATATTTTAGGTTCAAATCTAATATAACCTTTTTCTCTTAAATCTTGAACTGAAGTATGATTAATCTTATCTATATAAGTTTGATTAGTCATATCATAAAGACAATCTTTAGTATTAATTAAAAGTAATCTCTTAAGCATATCGCTATAAGGACGACTTTCAACAAACAATTTCTTTACAATAGTTTCAGTATCTTTTTCACAAGAGAGAAAAGATGATTTAAATTCACCTTGATAACCGTTCATTCTTGAACCTCTCATAGCTATCCTCCTTGTATCTCCAAATATTAAAATGATTTTACTTCAATTACTTTATCAACTCGTTCACCATTATCTCCAATAAAAGATAAAGTAAATGAAAAGGCTTTTCCTGATATTATTTCTAACACACACGATTTATCTGTTGAAGATTTAATTTTTACTTTATTAGAATTAACTACAAACTTTCCACTGATAATTCCAACAATAGAAAAAACAACATTATCATCAAATACATGACAAGCGGAAGGTCCTTCAATGTGAGGTGACATAAGATCTGGAATTTCTTCTTCTTTCTGAATCATCGCATCTTCCATCTCATTATCATACCATTCATCTAAATAAACTTCCATAACTCTCTCTTGAGAATATTTATCAGTTGCAACAACCTTCCAATTATGCCATTCTTCTAACATTTCATCTGTTTCCGCATCATGATAATTAAGTTTTACCTTTATTACCTTATGTCTTGAAAAATAATTAACTGTTTTACTGTCTTTAGTTACTTTCATAACCATTGAATAATTAAGATCGTTCCACGTGATACCGTGTTTCTGATTCCAAACTGTAGTAGTCTCAACCGGTCCCCGCAGACTTATAATATAAGGGTCTCCATCTACATCAACCTCATAATCTGCTCTTGTTATAATTCCTCTAAAATAAGCTTCTTCTGTATGTTGTTGTAAATCTACAATCCAATATCTATTAGTTCTATCCCACCAAAAAATGGTGCCTTCCATAACGCCAGAATCAAAATCTATTGATAGAACTTTTTTATCAAATTGTTCTGTTAAACGAGAAGGATTGATTAAACATCTCCATCTAGCTTCATTTTCTTTCCCCCTATTTAGAGTTATCCACTCAGCTTGATAACTATTTTTCAATGCGCTGCAAAAGGAATAATATTTTTCTCTAACATTTTTTTTATCATGGAGATCATATCCAGTATAAGATATTCTATTTTTCATTCTATCTAAACTGCTCATATTATACCTCCATTATTTAATTTCATTTTTAATTTGAGTTATAAGACTCAAACATTCAAAAATTAATTTCCTAAAAGTAAAAAAATCATTCTCCTCAGTTAAAGTTTGTAATGCTTCTAATTTACATAACAAAGAAAACAAATTAGTTTGATCAACCCAAAGCTGATCCATTCCAATAATTTCTAAAATAAGATTTTTAAGAGGGGTTTCCCAATCTCCACCTTCCTCTCGACTTGGCAATAATTTAAATATTCTATCTGTAATTCGATTAATATTCTTTATTACCGCATCTTTATCAAATTCTATATCATATTTAAAAACCATGATGATGTGGGAACCCTTTCGCCCAAAATCCGACTCTATTAACCTCTTTACCTTTTGCGCCATAATTAGGCTTAGAGATTATATTACCCATAGTGGATTGGACACTACCATCATCAGTAATTTGTCTTCTCTTATAAATTCTTTGTAAATGCACAGAATCTTTGTTTTGTGTATCAATTAAAACTTTTAATTTAGCCATGTGATTGGCTTGAGAAGTGAACTTAAAATCAGATCCCGAATACTTTTCTTTCGTATTATCTGTTGTATCAAGTTGCTGTCCGAGCCATTCAATAACCATACATAATGCAAGAATATTAATTTCTTCTTTCGTAAGCATATAAGGAAAAGCGCCACCTACCCATCCGATAGCTGGCACTTCTTTATTATTACTTTCTACTCCTTGATATGTACCCAAATCACCCCAATAGCCTTCTTCATAATTAAATAAATCAACTCTAGGAAATTCAAATCTAGGAATAGCATTAATTAAAATATCTTGTAATGCTTCAATCGTTTCAATCTCTGTCATTTCCATATACATATCATCAGTTACTCTTGCTAAAAAACTATCATATATGGTTATAAATGAGGTAGGAATTTTTTCTCTTTCCATTTTAATTACCTCACTTTCTACTAATTATTTTTTAGTAATGACATTGTATCTAGGTTTTTCAGAAGAAATTTCTACTGCGGGAGCAGCTGTACGGCGCTTAGGAGTAGCATCTGCCGCATCTTCTTTAACTCTTCTCTCTTTAGTTTCTTCCTTCTCGTCTTTCTTCTCATCCTCAGCGTTCAAAACTTCATTAATTTCAATCGCTTTATCTATATTAAAACCAGTCTTTTTACTGATAGCTTTACGTTTTCTACTATCTGGAATTTGCTCTTCAACTGCAATCTTCTTTGCAATAGCAATAGCGCCTTCAGTAGCAAAATCAAGGAAATCAAGAAATTCATCCATATTATCAGATTCCAAAAGAATTTCTCTAATTTTCTTTTCATCATAGAAATATTCTGGTTCTACTTGCATATTTAAAGCATCAAGTGCCGATACATTCTCTACAATTAAACAATTCTTTAAAAGATATTCTCCACCATCTGCATATTGAAGTTGTCTTAATTCATTAAGTGGAATTTTTTTAGATTCACCAAATGCGAAGAATCTATTTACATTCAATTCAGGTAAAGTATAACCTACGCTACCATTACTTCTATTCTTAACAAGTATTAATTCGTCATCCTTCATAACACAATCTCCTTTTTTCTCCTTATAAAAATATTGGGGAAGTATATTTCACCTTCCCCATATTTTCTTTTATCTCTAAACTTTTTATTACGGTCTAGTTAAAGTGCTGTTCTGATATACACAGATTGCGTTAGAGAAGATTGCTCTTACACCAACTTTCTTGTAAACCTGAACTTCACGAGAACGATCGTAGTTTGTATATTCATCTACGATAGTCTGACCTTCAAATGCGATCTTAACTGGCTTTTCAGCACCAACCGGAATAATGTATGCATAGCTAGGATCAATTACCTTGCAAGCATTAGTTTCATCTTCATAAGACTGAGGAAGAACAATTACTTGGTGACCCTTGTAATTTGCAAGATAACCATTGTTCCACTTCTGATTTCTCATTTCATCAGAAATCCAACCAGTAGCAGGAACCATAGTAGCTGCGAACTCATAAGTACAGTAAATTGCGGATTTACCATAAGAATCAGCGATGGCAACTAATCTATCCATCTGAGTCTCACTGAAACCGCTCTGACTATGATAATTTGCAGGTTGAACATGACCAATCGCACCAACAAGCTGCTTTTCAATTTCAATATAGATGCAAGCATCAAGTCCTTCCATAACAATATCAAGAACGTCAGCAAAATCTACACGACCATCAAGCCACTCTTCAAATCCGATCTGAGCAGCACCACCAATTGCGTTGGTAGCAACTTCATAGCTCTGACCATCAAGCTTGAATACTTCGTATAAACCAGCGAGACCTATTTTACCGATAAACTGCTTAGCGCGTCTCTTAGAAGCCTGAGTAATTCTCTGTGTAAAGATTGGCTTATCGCCCTGTGCGAAAGTCTTAATATCTGCAAACTGTCCATACTGCTCAAGAACTCTTGCAGGAAGAACATCATCAATTGTCTGCTCAATTAAAGCAAATACTGTATTTTTATTTTGTCTATATAATGAATATGTACCAGCGATTTCTTTAAATTCATCTCTTAAAGTATCCTGTAATTCATTATAAGAATAAGTTTTATCTTTAAAGCTAAATGCAGTAGCAACAGAAGGATTTGCCTTGGCTACGCTTTTAGCTAATTTAAGAAGTTCATTAAATTCTAAAGCCATTTTTTTATCCTCCTTTTATTACTGTACTCTCTGAAGTTTCAGAGCTGGCTGACCATCTGGCATTGTAGTTTCTTTAACTACTTGCCATAACATACCTGTCGTATCAGTTGTCAACTCAAGAACCATTGTCTTAGAAGTAGCATCAGCTACCGGTGTAAGTGTATCACCTACTTGATAAGAAACACCAGTCTTAACCATGTTAGTTGTATAAATATCACCAACATTAGTCTTGAACAAACGAGGTGCAAAACCATCCATACGATATGGATATTCAGTATGACCATTAACTGTACCTGCTGCATAATTAGCACCATCGCCATATCCTGCAGTAGCGAGATCAGATGTTACATAGTTCTCACCAGGAATCGGTGTAGGCGGTGTTGTAGAATTATCTACATCATTAACACGAATCATAGCAAAATCTTTATAGGATGTTCTCCAGAACGGCTCATACAACTTAATTTCGTTGAATACAAGCATTGGCTCACCCTTTGTAGCTACTGTACCAGCAGCAGAACCATCTTTACCGCTATTTACAGTACCATTGGCATAATCATAAAACATAAATTCGCCATTTTGAAGCACATTAACTTCCTTATCAAGAGGAAGACTAGCATAAATCTGACCAGTCTTCTGAGCAGAAAGCTGATTTGGCTCTACTTGACCATATTTATTTCTTGTAATAGTAATAGCCATTTTTTATATTCCTCCTTATTTTATTACATTTCTTTCTCTTGTTTTCTTTCTTCTACTCTCTTTAACCAAGCTGGAAGATCAGCTTCATTACTTTGTAATCCATTAAGAGAGTATGTTGTAGGTGCAGAATCTTTTTCCTCTGCATCTTCCGCATTAAAGTTTACTTTCTTTCTTACACAGATAATAGAAAGTTTTGCCTCGATGTCATCCAAAGAATATTCAGATTTATGTTCGATAACTTCTTTCTTATCTTCATCAGAAAGCATATAAAAAGATTTAATTAATTCATCTTTTTTACTATCTTCAACAGAAGACTTAAACTTAACTAATTCTTCTTTCTCGGTTTGCAATAAAGCAAAATTAGTTTTGAGTTCATTGTACTCCTGTTCAAGTAATGCATACTTTTCTTCTAATAAAGAGTATTTCTTCTTATCATCGTTGTCTTCTTCTTCTTTTTCTTTTTCTTCAGTCTTATCTTCTTCTTTATTATCTTCTTTCTTTTCTTCTTCATCTTCATTCTTTTTAAACTCTTCTACATTAGTATCATTTTTAGGGGTTTCTTCTGAATTTACATTGTCCTTTTCAGCAGAAAAATTTTCTGTATTTTCCTGAGATTCTGCTGCAGCTGCAGCATTTTGATTTTCTTCAGTTGCCTGAAAATTTTCTTCAGGAGTCTTAGATGCTTGTGCATTCTCTTGAGTAAATTCAGCACCGTTCTCTGGCTTTTCCATTAAAGTTCCTCCTTTTTCTTTTAATGAATAGGTAAGTTCTTTTAACTCTTGAACCATGCTAAATAAAGTTTTAACAAATTCATCATCTTTTTGAAATTTAGAACTTACTTGTGGAGAAGTGACAGAAGCACCTTCAAAACAAGGTTCAACATCTTCTCCTAAAATACATAACTTAGAAAATACTGCGTCATTTATTATGAAAAAGTCAACACCACAATTATTATCAGTTGACCAATGACCTTTTAAAGTTTCATCATCGCATAATTCCATAGATTGCGGATTTCCTTTATCTACGACTCTGCGACATTCTTCAAATTGACCAGTCCAAAGATAACCTTCAGTCATTAAATACTTTCTAACTACGGTGTTTCCAAATTCATCTGTATCATTAAAATTTTGAAACCAAATTTTGCTATCAGGAGCGATAAATCCATAAGGTTTTGTAAGTTTATTAAACTTAACACCTTCTCCATCAATTATCATTTGATCTCCATGATCTCCAAAATCTTCTTTTCTATCAATATAATATCCAACAATAGGACAACCAGGTAAGGTTTGAGCCATTTTAGTAGCCACTTCTTCGGTAATAAAGCTTCTATTGCGATTAGCGCCTACATAAAGCACTTTTATTTCACATTTAGAAACTAATGGACTGATAGAAGTAATTTTAATAAACTCTGGAGAATCAATAGTAGCAACACTCATTCTTCCCATTTGCGTTGTCCTCCATTAACTTTTACTTTCCAAATTCTTTATTGTTTTTTCAGATTTTTGATCGTCTGCTAATTCCTTGCGGCCGGCCCCCTCTGAAGTACTTCCATCTGCCTTTGTAGTAGAAGAAGAGCTGCCATCCGCGCCTTTTACTCTATTAAGAATATTTTCATTCATAGTAGAACTCATTAAAGGTGGAATAAATACATTAACAAGATCAAGTACATCATTTTCAAAATAAGCATTAGCTAAAATACTACTTTGACTTTGACCTAATGCAATTTGTGGCAACATTTTAGAAAAACCAACTTGCATTTGTTCTTTATATAATTTAGATAACTCTTTAAAATTATATATTGTAGTAGGCAAAATCTGAACTCTAAATTTGAACTTTTTTCCATCATTAAAAGGTTTAACAATTTCATTTAAAAATTCTTCAAATTGAAGTATCATATTATATAATGTAGCTTCATCATTTAAAATAGATTTCTCTAATGCTATATTACCATCAGTATTAAATTGCATTTGAGAAACACCTGCTTCATTAAATAACTGTCTTTCAACTCTTTTCAGATCATCTGTTTGTGCTGTTGCTTGATTATCTGTCATATCTGCAACATCAACATCTGCAAAAGTAGTTAAAACATCAACGCCTATTGCTCTACTTAACATTTGCACTGCATTATTATGAAGTTGTTGAGCTTCATCAACATCAAAAATAAGTTCTCCATTCTTATCCAATGGCATTTTTTGAACTAAAATCTTTAATAATCTCTGCATTGTTTTCTTTCTATCCAAAGCCTGAGCTTCATCAAGATCAAGAATTAACGGAATAACAGAGATAAACATAGGATAATCTTCTCCATTAGCAGTAAACTTAACAGTTTGTTCTACATCTAATAAATACCAACCGCCCTGGTCTCCCGCAAACTCTGGAGGTAACTTCCCTTGCTTATATAATACATAACCTTTTGCAAATTCTTTAGGAAACAGTTTTAATATTTTCATCTTTTGTGCAGTATCTCTAAACTGTTCATCAAAATATTTCATATTAAATTCAACTGCTGGTTTTTTACCTTTACAAAATCTACTCCTACAATAATTAACTGGCAACTCTTGCAATACAAGAGTACCATCTGATGCTTCAACTTTATATCCATAATAAGCACCATATTTTAATACTTTCAAAGCAATCTCTCCAAAATATTTTTTAACTCCAAAATTATCTAATTTATCTAAACCTGCTTGAAAATTTTTTAATAATTTTTTAGTATTAACATTTTCTTCATTTGCATATGGAGTTAACATCCAATCATAACGATACATAAAAGCCATATATCTAACAATACGAGCATAAATACCACTTATTTTATAAAAGAAATCACTAATTTCCCGCATTGTTTTTAAATCATAAGTATGAATAGCTCTAAGTACAGTTCCTTTATCTGCTAATCTTGGATTAATATTTTTTAAAACTTTTAATTCTAAGATTGCATCATCAAGTATTTTAGCACCAACTTTAATATTATTAAAATCTAAAGTCGGTTTACCTTGATATCCAGTATCTATTACTGTAGAGTTAGCATCTCTTGAAGAAATTATGCTAAAGCCTTTTGCTTTAATTTCTTCTGTTCTTCTATTTCTCAAAGAGACACCTCCTTTACCTAATTACTATTATAACAAAAATTAGTTATAAAATCAAATATATGGTGATATAACTTTAATAACTCCACTTATAACCATAGGCTTGTTTTCTTTTTCCCTTCGCCACTGTAATTATATTACTACCAGCAGCGCGATCTTTATTTAAAAAATTAGTTGCTTCAGCAATAGAAGAAAAAGTTCTAATATATTCATTATTTAAATTATATTGCTTTATTTCTTTTTTCTTTATATTATTATTTGCTTCTAATTTTTCTTCTTTTAAAAAAGACCACCTATAGCCATATGCTTGATTTAATTTTCCAGCTGCGGCTTGCCCAATATGAGTTGGATTATCAATATTTAACTCCCAACCTGCATCAGCAATAGAATCAAATTCATCTATATATTCGCCATTTAAATTATATCTATAAATATGTTTTCTTTGTCTTTCTGAATTTGTATCTCCGCCATCTGTTAAATTATAGCCACCTAATTCAACTTTAGTTTGATAAAATTTTATCCAAAATTTTTCTCTATCATCTAATAAAGAATTATCACATTGTTCTATTAAAGTAGGATAAAAATTATCAATTCCTAATTTTTGAATGGCTGCATAAAGTGCATAATGAGAACTATCTTTATATTTAGCAACTTGTTTATGTTGTTGCCATCTTCTTTTATAAGTTCTAATAGTTTGTCCTACATAAACTATTTTATTTATATCTCGCCTTATAATTCCATAGATATCTCCCATTTTATTTTACTCCCAACCATATGCAGCCTTCATAATATAATCATAATCAAGAATATTTTCATCCCAATAGGGAATAGCAATTAAAGTATAACCATGAGTTTTACAATAAAATCTTTTTTGTTCATCATTATACTTCTGTCTAAAAAGACCCTTTTTCCCACCATATTTTGATTTAGCTTCATAATGCTGGATTCCTTGATATTCAATCAAGAAATCCAGATCCCCATTATCATCAAATACAGCAAAGTCAAATCTAAGTGGTCTTCCACTGCTTGAAACTAAATCAGGAAAGCTATATTCTTCTTTATAAGTCAAGCCCGCAGCATCTAATATATCACATATTTTTATTTCTCCACGACTAGATTTCATAACATTTTCTTCCTTTACTATATTATTTTAATTTACTTCATAAAATATTTTCTTCGCTTGTCCAACTATTAACTAAAAAATAATAATTGACTTATATCTCGTTTTTTCCTTTTTCGTTTTCTATCTTCTTCTTGTTTTATATAATACAATCCATATACAAAAGCAGAAAATTTATCTTTCTTAATACCTCTATTGCTTTGTTTTAAAATAATATTTACACCTTCATTATCTTCTATCAAATTCCATTATCTTTATATTAGACGCAACTCTAATATCATATTTCTATGCTCTAGCTTTCACTAGATGTTGAGACTATATCTTCACCCTAATACTAGGGGCCTTCCATTTCGATTTAAGGGGTTCTCACCCACCGCATTAGCTTCGGCCCTACTCCTATAGGAGCTTCTCATCTCCCTATGGGATAGTCGTTGAACATTTTATTTATATTTCCAATAACTATTACAACTTTTAGAATTATTTTTTAACGCATATCTAATAGCTCCATCTGTAACTTTTAATTGCCTACTTGCTTCAATTACACTAGGATATTCAATTTCTGTTCCATCCTCTTTTATTTGGATAACTGGTTTTACTATTTTTCCTAATTGATAGCAAGCATGAAGAGCATTATCTTTTTTACTGATAATTTCTAAATTATCTAAAAAATTATTCATTTTATTTCCATCTTTATGATTTACTATTTTATTATCTAAATCTTGCTCTGTCCAAGTTTCAATAACTAGAATATGCGCTTGTTTTGAATAATTTTTATTATTAATTCTTAAAGTATATCTGATATATCCACTTATATTAGGAGTTTCTTTTAATAAGATATTTGTTTTAGTATTATATACTCTACCATGCTTAGAAACAAAATAATTTGTATCTTTATATTGCTTCCATTCATCTTGTTTTTGTAATTCTTCTAAGGTTATTTTTTCCCTATCTCCAATAGCCAATTTACTAATTTGAGTTTCTATTGCATGAATTCGATTTTGAGATTGATCAACCCACTCTAAATTTTCTACAGTGTTATTTAACTTATTTCCATCTTTATGGTTTACTATAGGTAAATTATCAGGATTTGGAATAAAAGCTTCAGCAACCAATCTATGTACTGCATATCCTTTTTTTCCTTCTTTTGTTGTCAATCTTACCATTCTATATCCAGTATTAAAAATACTTCCTGTTAATATCTTATTTGTTTTTTGACTATAAATTTCTCCTAATTCATTTATTTTATAATCAGTATTTTCTCCATTAATAATTATTGTTTTCATTATATTCTTACCTCCGTAAAATTTTACCCTTCGTAAGAATATAACTTTTATATAAATAACTTTGCTGCGGATTGCCCAATTTCTTTCATTATTACTTATTAAAAAGTAGAAAAAACTCTAAGGAGTTCCCCGCAATTAGAAAGGTTATTATTCATAAATATTACTATTTATGCTGCCAAAATTTTCTAGCATTTGTTCTCTTAAAATAGAAGTTAAAACAAAAGGTTTAAGATAAGTATTACGCTGATCAGCGTTATAATTTTGTCCTTGCTTTGTACTCATTAACTTAGTTTTTGCAGCTTGTTCATCTATAAGGAACTTTACTTTTCCACTTGACATTTGTGTTTGGGCATAAGAATATGCTTCGGTATTAATAGGTGCATTAGCTTTAATTAAATACATAGCATTTTCTTCAACTCCCGCGCCTTTAATTTTTTTATAAAGATTAATAGTATCTTCTGCAGTTCCATCTTCAACTCCAAAAGGCGGAAGATCATCACCACTCTCTGGATCAACTTGAGCTTTAGTCATAAAGTCAATAAGACCAACACCAAGACCATTGGCATCAATAGCAAGAACTCTTGCTTTATATTTATAATATAATTTCTTTAAATTAATTGCTTGTGTTTCAAAGTCTTCCGCTTCATAAGTATAAATATTAACAAGAGTCTTCAAATCAGAACCTTGCGGCTGCGGCGTTGCCTTAAATACGCATGCTTCTGTTGTACCATTTATATTCCATACAGTTCGTTAAGCTGTATGCGCTTTCGCTGCTGCATGTTACCATGCAGATTAGACTATATCTTCATTCATTTCTGAATGTTCCCCATTTCGACTCACTTGAGTCTACGTTTTTCAACTAGTCGTTGAACCTTAATTAAAATTATAATCCTTTGTAAGCCAACCCCAACTTTTTTTTCTTTTTATATCTGAAATACAGTATTTAGAAACACCATATTTTTCTCCTATTGAAGTTAAGCTATCTGTTCCAGATTGTATTAATTCACAAATTTCTAATACTTCTTTTTCTGTTAATTTTACACATCCTGCATTTTCCCCTTTAGCTTTATTTGCTAAATTATTTTTATATGCATGTGCAATATTTTCTAATCCAGTACACCATTCAAGATTTTCTAAATTATTATTATGTTTATTTCCATCTTTATGATTTACTTGTAATTGTAAACTATCTTTACGAGGCTGAAAAGCTTCTAATACAAGTCTGTGTATCATAAAAAATTTTCTTCCTTTATTAGTCATAAGACCAACTCTTAAATATCCCTTAGAAATTTCTTGTTTACTGATCAAATGCCATCCTCTATATGGAGAATAAACATTACCTTCTTTATCAATTCTATATTCTTGATTAAAAGTAAAACCTGGATAAGTAATAATTCTAGTATTATTTAATTCCATAAATAATATCTCCTTTCTTTCTGATATTATATATGAAATTTGTGAATTACAATGTATACAAAGTTGTCCAACTTTATATACACAAATTTTAATTCTTGGCTGCTGATTGTCCTTTATTTAAAAGGAGTTCCCAGCAATTAAAGGAATTTTACTTGAGCTATACATTTTAACCCAATACGACCAACATCGACTCCGATTACATAATAAGCTGATTTAGAAGATCTTCCGCTATATTCATACTCTGGCTGAAGTAATACTCTATGTTTATCAAACTTCTCCGCAGAATAGAATGCATTCTCAACTGCACCAGACCATATTGATCTATATTCACGATCAAATGAATCATCATTATAAGTTCCTTGTACTTTAAGCTGATCTACAAAATCTTCATCTAATAATCCTTCTGTTACTGGCGTTTCATAAGTTCCTCCAATAACCATAACTTGATTTGGATCAATAACACTTTGAACTAAAAGTTCAATAAGTTTATCATACGCGAATGAATTCTTCCAACCCGCAGTTGTAATATATATTTGACTCTTATTAACATTTTCTTCTTTATGTCTAGTTCCATCTGGAAGTAATCTATCTACATTGGTAGTAGGAATAATAACTTCGTTTAAGATATCTCCATCGATAAGAACACACTCTTCCATAAGTCCGCCTGTTCTACGCTGACCACGAGAAGATTGCCTTGCCGCAAGAATATCAATAGAAGAACCATTTTTAAATACATACTTTACATCATCTTTTGATTTTTTAGAAACACCACGATCCCAATTTATTTCATTATTAAGCGCGGGAATTAGCTTACATATTTCCTCTATCTTAGCTATTGTGATGCTTGCAGCTTGCTCTTTCAGTTTGTTATCCTAAAAGCTTTTTATCTTTTAGTTCTTATACTTTTTATTCGTATAAGCTCAGCATACCTTTTCACCCTCGTTTAACGTTAGGTTTTGACTATTGGTGAGATAGTCTCAAATACTCCTATATAGTATTGTGTCGCGGCCTCGTGGATGGATTATATCTTTTCACCATCTATGCGTTGCCCCTGACTATAATTTTTATAGCCTTCGGTTCGGATTAGCATTTCAGCCTCCCCGCTTAATTCCGCGATAATCATATATTAAATTTCTTTAATATACGGCAAAAAATATTTTATTTTGTTTTATGATACTTACTTCCATTCTTTATAAAGTCTAAATAGCTAACATATTTTCTATCTAAATAAATATTTGAATCTTTATATATCCAGTTTAAAAAATTTAAAACATCATTATAAGCTCCAAAAACATATCGTTTAGCTCCATCTTCTCTATGAACATCAAAAATTTTATTTTTCTTATCAATATTTTCAATAGAATCTAAAAAACCATTTATAAAATTTTCAGTCCCTATTATTCCTACTTGAAAACATTTTTCTGTGTTGGTAAACCAACCATCACCATCAAAATATCCTCTAATGAAATGTCTAATTAAATATTTTGGTACTTGATTTTCATTTGGAAAATTTAAAATCAATGATTTTTTAGGAACACATCCTTTATTTATCAAATCTTGTTTACATTGGGAACTTCTAAAACTCATTCTATAAGATTTTGTTTTTTCTCTATAACTAATTTTATTATTTATGTTCATAAAAGTTTTAAATTTTTCTATATGTTTTAAATCTTTTTCGGCAAGCCCAAGTTCTATTTTATCTTCTTTAGAACCAACACTGCCATCTGCATATAAAAAGCCTAGCCAATAAGCTTTTTCTTCAGTATCAATTTTTTCAAAATTAGTTAGGACGTTTTTTGCACTCATTAGTGCTCCTCCTTATTTTATATTTTATATTTTACCACCCGTAGTCACGAATAAATGACTATTTGGATAAAGAATACATCTTAACATTAATACCATCATTGAGAGGAAAGATTTAGAATCTTTATATTCTATTAAGTTCGCAATGCTTAATACGTTCTCTTATGAACTGCTTATAGTTTCCTATAAGAATAGACTATATCACATCTGTAATATTACAGACTCCTCCATTTCGATTTAAGGGATTCTCACCCGCCGCATTTGCTTCGGCCCTACTCCTATTGCCTCTATTTATTATTCCTCGGAGGCTATTTCAGGATAGTCGTTGAAGTTTTATTCTATATATTTAAAATGAAATCCACCATGAGATTTATTAATACCTCTGCATACTTTTGATATAGTGCTACTATCTAAGTTCAACTTTCGTGCAGCTTCAGCAACAGAATTAAAATATGCAATATGATTATCTGTTAAAGTTAATTGTTCAACTTTTTTGCAAGATGAATTAGTTTTTGTTTTATATAACGCAGCTTTAACATTTTCACTTAATGTAACTAATCTTAAATTTTCCAATTTATTATCAGTTTTATCTGCATTTATATGGTCTATAACAAATCCTTCAGGAATACTTTCAATATCATTAAAAATGCAATAAACTAATTTATGAATTAAGATATCTTTAACTTTGCCTTGATTACTTAATCTTACTTTATTATATCCGCAAGTTAAAGAAGGCTTTAATAAAAGCATTGTTTCATCATTTCTAACTCGACCTAATGAGGAAACTGAATAATGATAATTCTTTATTTTTTTCCATTTTTCATTAGGTAAATCTTGTTTATAATATTCTTTAACAGATATAGGTTTTATTAAATTATTTTTATATGCATGTAAAGTATTATCTGAATAATTACTCCATTCTAAATTATCTACATTATTGTTTAATTTATTTCCATCTATATGATTAATAATAGGTAAATTATCTGGATTTGGAATAAAATATTCAGCTACTAAACGATGCGCATAAAACATTTTTTTATTATTATTTTTTGATAATCTATAATACTTATACCCATGTTCTCCAATGCTACCTTTTAATATTTTGTTAGTATTAATATTAAGCACATCGCCATTATCATAGATATAATAATTATAATCATTAATCTTTTTTCTCATAGTAGACTCTCCTTTATATAAAATACTTACCTGCTCATTCCCTTGATTATATAAATATTTCCCTAGGGGCTTTCACAATTATATAATTTTAGGGTTCAAGCAATTAAAAGGATTTGTCCAACTTTAAAAGTTTTGGCGCGAATTCACGCACGAGGAAAAGTCGCATATACATATCTATGACGCATTACCACCCGCAAAAATATTCTTTGATAAAAATAAAATTTGAAAGTGCTCTCAGGCCCCTTCATAAAATCTATAAGATAATCAGGATATTCTCTATAAAAAGCAATTAATTTTCTTAAATGTGGAACTTGCTCTTTTAATCTTTCTTCTGATAAACCTTGTTTTTCACTTCTAACACTATTTAAATCTAATAAATTTTGTAAGCTCATGATTATTCCTCCTCATCTTCATCCTCAAGAGAAGCATCATGTGCTTTGTCTTCTTCAATAGCAGATTGAAATTCCATATAATCTTCTTCAGATAACTCAACTTCATCGAGACCTTTTAATTTAGCCTCTTCTCTATCTCTTCGCATATTTTCAGCATTTTCTTTATTTTTAAGATAACGTTCAATTTCTTCTGCCAATGCTTTATCTTCATAAATAAGGGTTTTATTATAAAGTTTAAGATCATCAATAATTTTATCAACTACATCGTAAGGAACTTCAATTTCATATCGTGGAATTTGTCCACCATTTTTTTCACAATAGGCAACCATTTCACCAACAGAATCAACAAAATCACCTTTACCTTCTTTATTTTGTGCCTCTGTGAACTTTGCGGATTTCATCATTGCATCATATACTCTTGAAAGTTTTTGATATGTATCTGTATCACCACAATCAATAGCTTGATTCATTTTAAGACTAGTCTTACATATCATTTTAAGAGTATCAAGGCGGGCTGCGCCCTGTATATCAAATGAGTTCATAAATTCATTATAAAGCTGCTCTAATGCTACCCATTCATCTGCACGATATAATCTACCCCATTTCATAGCAAGATAAACCTTATCTTCATCTGTTAAATCTGCTCCAACATCAACTAATTGAACTTCTTCAAATTGAGAATTCATAGGATATTGGAAGCCGGAAGGATCTGTTCCATATTCTCCTGGATTAGACCCGGTTCCCGCATATGATGGTTCTGGAGCATGAATTTCTTCATAAGTTTTTAATTGAGCTTCAGAAATTTCTCCATTTTCATAGGCTTGTTTCATTTCTTCTAGCTGTTGTTTCTGTTGATCTTCTGGAATACCATAAAGTTTTGCTTTCTCTTCTGCTTCAACTTTAAGTCTTTCAGTATCTGCCCAAGTATAATTTTTCCATTGTTTTAATTTCATTTTGGATAAATATTTACCAAATACAGACATTCCATTCATTTTATGGGGATCTTTAGCGTAGGCCCGATCCCGCAATACATTCCATTCAGCTTCTATATATGGGACATCAAATTTCTCCAAGAGCCAAAGAAATGTATCAGGTTCAAAATTATTTATATGAAGAGTTAAACAAGCTTTACAAAGTTCACACTTTTCTCCATTTTTATAAGTATAAAAATTTGTATCAAGCATAGTTTTTCTACATTTCTGACAATATATTTGAGCCATAAATTAATCATCCTTTCTTATTTCTTTTTATTACGACATTCCTTACATATAGAATAGAAGTGATCTTTACTTGTACTATTTTTTGAAAAGAAATGATTATGTGCTAATTTAAATTGTCCACATCTTGAACATTTTTTAAATTTTATTTTACCTGGCTCTTTATATGTAAAATTCCAGATTAACCACTCATTAGCAGCCTCATTCGCAATCATTTTCGGTATTTTGTTTCGCCAAAGAGAAGAAATATACTCCGCGCTGTGTTTAATACCATAATCATCATAAAGTAATTCTTGAATTTCTGCATTAGATTTACCATCAATTTTATAAATAACTAAATCATAATATAAAGGATATTTTTCTTTTAAAGTATTGTCTATAAGATTTTCCAAATCCAACATCATCCATCTAATATCACTTTCAAATTTATCCCAACTTTCTTCTTTTATTTGAGAATAATTACACAAAAGAGCAGATACATGTTTAGGATTATAAAGATTAATTAAACCCGTACTTTGAACTTCACCTTCCGCATCTAAACTAACTTTTTCTTCTAAATTAATTTTAGATAAGCTTTTAGTAATATTCATTACATAGATAGGCTTTTTGTAAAGATTTTTAAGTTGATATTGATCTTTCCGCAGTTCAATAAGTTGGCGGCGGAGGAGGTAAGCCTTTTTGCCGGTCGCTATCTTACATTTTTTTTCAACCTGGTCTATCGCTTCCCGCAGCTTCCGCATCCCAGGAATAGTTTTTATATCTTCTTCTGTGATTCCTACTTTGGGGGCAAAAATAATATTTTTATCGTTGGTAATCATATTATAGATACCATCTTCCCCATTTTCTAATTTGCCTATAAGTCCTTCAAAAGAGGTCTCCCGCTTATTTACTGTTATCATATGATTATCTGATAATATTTTATTTTTGGTTTCTTTTGTTTGTCTCTTTTTTTCACTTTTTGGAAATAATATATATTTTGTTAATTTTTCTAAATAAAGGGAATTTAACTTTTCAGGAGGAGTATTGGCAATAATTTCTTTGACTTTTTCGACGCGCTCTTCTGAAGTTTCTAAGGAATAATCCATTTTAATATAATCTTTCGCGCCATTCTTTTCTATTGTCTCCAATTTCTTTTCTCCTTTTTATAATATATTGTATACGGTTTCCCGCCTCTATTATTATTATAACAAAATTTTTTTCTTTTGACAAGTTTGACCAAGAAGAAATGTATAAAAAATGTAGGAGATTTTATTTGAAATTTTTAGCAGCAAATTTTTTACATGATATTCCTGCGGGATTGAGAAAGGAATTTTTTAAGAGTTATGAAGAATTAAGGGGAGAAGTAAATAAAAAAATTTATGGTAAAGCATAGTAAAACGGAGAAAAGATAGAGGTGCGTATAATTTTTAAAGGGGAATCGTGGAAACGATTCTCCCTTTATTTATCCGTAATTTGAAATTGAAAAAATATTTGGAGAGAGTTTCGTTTTTCAAATTTGAAAAAATTTTGGAGAGCTTTCTTCGTTTTTTGAAATTGAAAAAATATTTGGAGAG